GTGTTGATAATTGGTACTAATCAACGTTTGATTGACGTGATTGTCTAACTCTAACCATTGACTATCAAAATACTGATTGAGTATCATATCCAAATTAGACCATTCGGAAACTGGACCGCCTACCAAGTTAGCCAACTCACGATTAGCTTCGGCATTAAAGTCGTACCCTTGCTTGGTAATGAGGTCTTTTAACTCTTGCTTGGAATAACCAGCTGTTTCAGCCACTAATTTCTCAATCGTATTCATGTTAATCATGCGTAGTTGTTGCATTTTCTCCAATTGCCATTGGAACAGCGTATTCTCACTTAGTTCAGTGACCGTGTTCTTATCCAGTAGCTTGATAATCATTTCAATCAGTGATTGTTCCAAAGTTTCATAAGCGTCTTGTATATAAGCTGACTTAATGTCTACTTGTTTCGGAATCCGTCGCATGACATCACTCTTCTTCCACTAATTCAGGATTGCCAAACATCGTCATGCCTGCACCTCTTTGTCTCAACCCTTCACGGTATAGCTCTAAAGCCTCTTCTTCTGGTAAATCAAGCACTGTTTCCAGGACTTTATTAACAGGAAAGCCTAAAGCGACTAGCTTAGTGTAGAAATTAAGTTGTGCGTCTCGATTTTGAAAGGCGCCATCGTTAAAATCAACACCAATATCATCAAACGATGGAATTGGTCCTTTATATAGCTTGAACGCTTTACCCAATTCACAGACGGAAATGACTAATTCTTTTACGAATTTTTCTATTTCTGTAATCTGCATCGCTCTTGTTTGATAGGTTTGAGAGTTTTCGCTCACAATTTCTGTGGCAGTTTTGGTACTACGCACACCGTTCATATCGAACGTAAACGTTCCAGCGGAAAGATTCGTTTCCATTTCTAATGTTTTCAACTGATGATTAATGGCTTCTACATATTCTTTAGTGCGAATATTTGACGTTAAGTCCTTAATGGTATAATCGTCCATGTTTGCGCCAGGAATGATTTGATAGATATCCTCATCATCGTCAAAAAAGAGTTCAATCTTATTGTTCAGCTCGTCTTTACGACTATTCATCAGCATTTCACTAACTGCAATTCGACGTTTTCCTCGTCTGATTTCTTGGTCAAACTCGTCATAAGTTCGATTGATACGATCTAATGTATTTTTGCAGTTATCACAAACGCCCAATCCTAATGGACTATAAGGGCTAACGTTGTTAAACCCTGCTGGCTTGACGTATGAGAAGAGAGGACGAGATAAGCCTGTAACAATCGTTTGCTCTTCTAAATCGTCGTACAACTGCGACAGAGGTACTTTAGCACCGACTACATCCGAATTGTTCGAACGATATAGCTCATTTGTTATGATATAATTTCCGTTTTGCCATTCGTGAAACTCCAGCAAGGTGTAGTAAACCGTCTGTCCAACTTCTGTGCGAGTAGTAACGAATGGGATTGCACACTCACTGATATTGTTCGTATTACTTCCCAACGGATAGAAAGCATCAGCCAAAGCCCAAGAGAACTCAATCTGATTGGCGTTCTTATCCACGTAAGGACGACAAGCTAAACCACCTAACGCAAACATCGGTTCTAAATACTTACTAAAGTTTTTCTTGAAATCATTGTGTTCAAATACTGATTGAATGAAATCCGATGCATTGCCATCTACAGTTATTTCACACTGTTCGTTAAATACTACCGTTGCATATTGGTTAGCGACCTTTTTCAGCATATTAATAGTTGATTGGTCTCGTGTGATTGTTCGTTGGTTACTCGTTCGCACCTCAAGTTTTGGATAGTTTCCCTCGTAATGCATTAAAGAATTTTGTATTCGTTGATAATCTTTAGGTTCTCCATCAATTTTTGGATGGTCTAAGATTGTTTGTAATTGTTCTGCGCCTTTCAATACCTCACCGCCTTTCCTGAATAGATTTTTAATTGTCTGGAATATATTCACCGTTTCACCCCCTAAACCTTGATACCCCATTGTTGGGCGACTGTAATCAATAAATATTTTAGAGAATCGACTGTATGATCGTCCTCTTTAATAACCTGCGGATTGTCGCTCTTCAATGTCTTCTCATCCCACTGTTATTTCTTATGCTCATCAATAAATATCTCGTTTGCTTGTTTATCTAAATAATAAAAACGACCTTGCGCCAAGAAGTCTTGCACAAAGTCAACCATGATAATATTTTTCTTTTTCGCTACTGGCGTTAATGCAATCCCGAAGTCTAGCATATACTGGTTTCTCAACGCTCCCTCTGCTGAGTCTATCACACGTAATCGAACTGGTGCCTTCCATTCTTGCATGGTTCGCTTGATAAACTCGTTTAATTCAACAGACAACTCGCTAGGCGCTTTCTTATTCGCCTTGCCTGCTGGACTGTAATAATACGTGTCTAGCAATATCGCATTTCCTTTGTTCGTATATCCAACGCATAGGCAAGTCGTAGCTGATATTTGATGCCCACTATCAATTGCGTAATACAAACCTGTTAGGTGTTCATTATCTGGCATGAGTCGAGTTTGTGGAATAGTTCGATGTTGTACACGTTTGTACCTAAGCCAACAGGTTCGCCTAAATAGATGTAACGGTAATAATCTGGATCGTTGCGCTTGATTCTTTCAATGTCCGCATACATTTGGTCTGTGACAAAGCCTAGCTCATCGTCTAAGTAACTTGATTCATGGACTAAGTAATTCGGTTCGTTCTTCTTATCCTCTGCCCATTCGTTTATCCAATTATAGGGATTTCTTGGCGGGTTATAACTCCAAAAGAAATATACTTGTTTCGCTAATCTATGTTTTTGTCGCATGAAAGTAACATTCGTTTGGTCAAACTCCTCAAAGTTAGCGAACTCCGCTGCTTCTTCGTACCAAACGCCAACAATACCGTTAATGTCATTCGATTTAAGTTTTGCGAAATCATCTTGACCGTAGAAATGGAATGTACTACCTGTTTTTAAATGAGTTATTTTGAATGGAGCTACCGTTGCTTTAAATTCTTTGTCTAGCCCAAACTTTCCCAATGCCCATTGCATTTTGTTAAACACCGAATCTCGGATAGTTGCAGCAGTCTTTCTTATCACGACTACGTTCGCTTTCTCGCCTATATTTAGATACGGAACTAATAAATAAACGAGTAGCAATGCTAACACTGATGATTTGAAACTATTCCGTCCGCCTTTCAAAACATTGTAAGGAAAAACTGTCTGCCAAACTGGTTTAAAATTCGGATTGACCTCTTTCTGAATATCAATCTCCATCGTTTCTACCCCACGAATCATAAATCGTTATCTCTGTTCGTGTTCCTTCGTTCGTATTCGCCTTAGACTCAAGTAGTTTTGTTTCGGCTTTCAACTTACGTAGTTGTTGTTCGGTAATAGGGTCAGTATTCGGATATCGTTTCATCAATTCCCTACCAGCTTGTAGTCTGGTTTTCACGTTAGGTGGCACCTCTACGGTTTCTACTCCGTCTGGCGTTCCTACCGCTACCGTTTCGGTTATTTCTCCTCGCAAAGTAGCAGTGTAGAATTGAAGGACTTCATCAGCTTGTGCAATTTTAGTTGATTCGATTTCTTTCATACGTTCATCTATCGCAGCTTTTATTTGAGGTTTTCTAAGGTTCTCAGCCCCAGTCTGATAAGCCGCTTTCTTAGCATATCCCGCATCAATTGCCGCTTTAGTTGCATTACCACATTCCACGTAATTATCGATAAACTTTCTTTGTTTTGCAGTCAACTTCATTTCATCTTCCACCACCTCGCAAATTCAAAATAAATAGGACTACCGATTAAGGTAGCCCCACAAAGGAGAAAATATTAAATAACTCAAAACTACATGCTAGTCTAAGCTCTTCTGTAAACTTCTGAATTGTTTCAATCCCTCTAGCATGCAGTTCTCAATCAAAGTCTAATGCTATGCCACCGACTTCTTATTTAACTATGCATAGTAGCTTGCTTTGATTGTTTCCGCAATCTAGCTCCATCGGGCAAAGCCCTATAATATTATTTTAGCCTATTGACACGGTAGACAACCACACGTTTTAGAACACTATTCCTTTTGTTTTTGCCAAACTTTCTAAAATCTTGTATCTTTTCTTGTAAATATTCGCAGTTGAATAGTTCTCACGTTCCGCCACTTCATACCATGACAGATAATCACTATCCCCCCACATATACTTCTCAACAATATGTTTTAATTCATCTGTCAAGCTCTCATAAGCCTGTGTGATGTCCGCATAGAGCTTCGAGTAATAAATATATGACTTATTATCCTCACGCTTGATAAGGTCTGTCAGCGCCTTTTCTGTGTGCTTCTGCGTGCCTTTAATCCATGCGTTCTCATCTTCGGGTTTCCACTCGCTTGCGATCAATGATTCAGCAATCTTTTTCGGGATGGATTTGTAACTTCTGAAATCTTCTTCTAAATCAGCTAACTTTGCTTTGCTTAGTTCTTGCATGGTTTCACTCCTCGGATGCTAAATCTCGTATTTCTGCTATTAATTCCTTTT